TAGAACTAAACCCTGATGGGGTTAAGAACAAACTACCAGAGTATGTAGAGAAATCAATACCACCATTTGTAGAATTACCATCTCCGGCATTAAAGTACAATCCATTGAATTGTGTCATCTTACCAGTAGTAGAACTGAATGTCATCAATCTACCATTGTTAGGATTTGTATTAAATACTAAATCACCATTCGATGGGTTTGTTACTATACCATAAGAACTAATAATAGAACCCGTACCTGCTAAGTTAATACCACCATCATCTGCTATATTAAGGAATCCTATATTGGTGCTTCCACTAACATTTAAACTTGCACTAATTGTTTGGTCTCCTACGAATGTATTAGAGCCAGTTGTTGCAAACGAACCTGTTTCACTTTCAGTAATCCAACTTCCACTTTGTCCACCTATCGTAGCCAATTGTGATTGTAATGATTGCGTTGCAGAGTTTAGATTCGATATAGATGAATTCGTAGATGCAGTATATGCGTTAAATGAAGATGTTGTTACAAAATCACCTGCACTTCCACTAACATCAGGAATGTTTACATTGAATGTAGATGCATCTCCTTTAGTGAATGTTAAGTTACGAGTTCCGTTATCAAATGATGCAGTTACTAATGAACTTGCTGTAATTGCTGAAGTTGCATATGATGCGGTTGCAGCAATTAAAGAATTTACTTTACTATTATTACTTGCAGTATAAGAATTAAATTCAGTTTGAGATGCAAAGTTTGTATCCAAAGAACTACTGAAATTTTCTAAATTATCTATTGCAGTATTCCAACTTGCACTATCTGCATTATATGTTACCTCATCAACTAATGAGTCAATCATATTAACATTGAAATCTCTTAATCTCGATGGTGTAATATATCCCGTATTATTGTTTGGGAAACTTTGGTTATTATCTACCTTTAAGGCTTGTTTGCTTAATTCTGACATATCTAAATGTATTTTTTTTAGCTTGTTATTTCATATCCTTCATCATAACCTTCATTGAATGCTCCTTTGTTGGTAAATGGTGATTGTATTTTTCCAATTCCTTGGTTTTGTAAAAAGCCTTGGCAACACTTTACATCATATGTATCGGAATCTAAGCACAGGCAACCTCTCCTATTATTTTTAGGTGAAGATAAACCTTTTGTAGGTCCAATGTATATGCCTGAATTATTCTCTCTATTAACGGAGTATCTAAGATTTCCGTTACGTGAATTAGACCATTTACCCATTGAATTGTTTTTCTTTAATAACAACGATAGAGTGGAAAATACTTATCGCATTTTTTTAAGCGATTCTTTGTGTATTAAGTTTTCTACAGTAATCTTATCAGACTGATATGAAAGATATAGTAAACATTTTTCTAATGGTTGCTTAACAACATCATCTATTTTAGTAAGTTCGTTATTTGCTAAAACAATGATTGCTTGATAAGCTCCCCACTTCTTTCCAAAATTAACTTGATGTTGGCTGGAATCTCCTCCATTTGAATCGAAGAGTTCAGGATATCTATCATTAATTCCTTTGAGGTATAGATAAAAAAAAAGTATGTACCGAAGTGTACACTCATTGGAACATCTAACCAAAGCTCTGAATCTATCTTTCCATCGTATTGTTTTATATCATATAGAGCACCTAGCTTTCTCGTAACAGGTCTATAAAGAATACTCATAACTTTAGCCCAATTCTCATCCATCTGCATTGCATCGTACTTACTAATATCAACATAAGCGCCATATGCCATCTCTGATAAGTTAGGTTCAAATCCATATTCAACTTCACCAATCATTACAGTTCTATGTAGTGGATAATCACTCTTGCCTAAGAATGCCCATAATTGCTCCTTTATTTTGTCAATGGTTTGCTTATCTATCTTTTGTAAGGTATAAGCATCAACATTACATAAGTGCCAAAATAGAGCGGCTAATACTGCTTCTTCATCATCTGCATAAGTTTTTAAATCATTTTGAAGTTCAATGTACTTTCTTAAAGTAATTGCCGAATAATCCTTTGGTACTTCTATCTTTAATTCTTTTTTCATATATCGATATATTGTTTTAACAACATTGTTAATCTTTTTATTTTAGTATCTGCATTCTTTACATAAGCATCCATTGCTATCAGCTTTGCTTTCAACTCTTCGTTCTCTTCTCTTACGGATTGAGCAAAGAGTATTAAATCTCTTATCTCTTCTGCATTCCACGTTTGTGTACTATCTAATTGTAATGACATACTTTCCTGCTTGTATTTTTTTATTATTTAATTGTTCCATACACACATAGCGAATAGCATCTATTGCGTGGTTTGAGTAATCAACTGGGATATTTTCAAAGTTTCCATTCTTATCTACAGTCCAAACATATTCATTAAACTCTCTTACTATATTAACACTACTCTTTAGTATGTGTAACTTATGCTGATGCATAATATCAATACCCATCTTAATACTATCCTTTCCTTTTCTAACTGGCTTTATATTAAATCCTGCTCTATATATTTCTTCTATTAATCTGCTTTCCGCTGAATCACCCCATATAGGATTCCTACCCACATCAAGTCTTTTTAATTCATTTATTATTTCAGAAGTAACCATTCCCTTTTTGTATAGTAGCTCTTCAAAGTATAAGTTCTCATTCCATTTATAAACTGCTACTAATGTGGTTGGGTCAATTGCGAATCCATAATCTTGCCCGAATGCGATAAAAGTCGCTTCATCTGGTATCTCATCAACCAATGTAGCAGTAAAGATTGTACCTACATTATTGCCTGGCAATCCTAGTCCATATATCTTATAGTAATCAGGATTTATCTCTTTAAGCCTTATAATTTCATCAACGATAGATTGTTCCAAAAAAGGATTATCGAGGAATGTAGATATATACAAATTGCTTTCAGGGTGCGTATGAATCTCATTGAATATATAGTTTGAAGTTCCAAAGGATGGATTATATGCAATTATAGTTTTAATACGAGTTCTTATAAATAACTGAAAGTAATCTTCTCTACTTAATTCATTACACTCATCTATAAACAAATAGTCACGTGATGTTCCTTTTCTCTTCTCTGCATTATCAATAGACATGAACTCAATCATTGAACCATTATCAAACGTATATATGTGTTCTGTTGCTGACCATTCAGTTTCATTCCATATACCTAAATCTTTCATTATACCAACAAAATCTCTCATAATAGAAATCCTCATTGAAGGAAACGATTTACGGACTACTGATACAACAATTGATTGATTAGATAGAGCTTGTACGATTAACCATTGAAGTGCTGAATATGACTTAGAACTTCTGGTACCACCTTGAAGGATACATATCTTTCTGGATGAATCAATATCCTTATAAGTTTTACTCGTTTTTATTTGCAGTTCCATCTAATATATGAATTGAGATTTGTTGTATCTTTTGGTTTATATCTACTGTCCCTTGGATATCAACTGATTTTAATTTAGGTATGGTGTACTCTAATAGCTTTATTGCTAATTCCATAGCCTTTACGGGATTATCTTTCTTTATCTCCTGTAAATCAGATTGCATAGTATCTAATATACCATTAACTGCTCTTTGTATAGTAAGTTTGGCTGCTTCTGTAGTTCTATTTGGTACACCTGGTTTCCTACCACTACGGTTTATATGTGTATCTCCTTTTTTAAAACCCATTGTATTTCATTGTTCTTTATAGTATATATAACAATACGACTATGGTTTATAGTTGAAGATGTAACCTCCAGCTTTTTTAACTTTATCTTTACAACATTTAATAATAGATGACTGGTCGACATTGGTTTGCCTAGACGCTTCTCTTGCTGAAATAAATTCATTTAATATATTACCAGCCATATCTCTTTGTTGTACACATATTGAATTTGATTGTACTCCTTTAGTTCTCCATCTAGCTTCATGCCCATTTTCTTTATTAATTTTAGCAATTGCTTTTCCACCTAATGAATTTAGTTTTTTGATATGACCGGATTGTATAGACCATTCTCCTCCTTTTTTTCCTCCTTTTAATCTACCTTCTTTAGTTGCTATCTTTAAAGTTTGCCAATAAGGTCTAGTATCTACTTTGTATCCATATTCTCTTTGTAGTTGCATTTCTCTATCTGATGCAATATATACATCATCATGCTCTTCCAAAATGATTGGATTTGGACATCCTTGTCTTTTTGGACGTTTGGTTGGATTCATCGTACAACCAATCTTAACTCCTTCTATGTGGTAAATGTAGTATGTCATATATATTTATATATTAGTTGATGAGTGCCTTCCATATAACCCCTAATGCATAGAATCCGAAATAGAGCATCCATAGTAGGATAAGATAACCTATTAATAAGATGGTAGTTTCAGATAGTTTAAACCAATTGGCTTTCTTTAATAATGTTGTTAATCGATTTTTCATATATTGTAGATTGCTTTATTCTTTTGTTCTTATACTTTGTTTCTAGTCTTAGTACTTCTCTTATTACTTGCTGATATACTTCTTCTCTTATTACGAAGTTAGTTAGTGCTATTACCTTCATCTCATCCGGCATCTTTGCTATGTTTGTATAGTGTGGATAGAAATTACCTTCCCATTCTGCTACACCTAATCCCGTACCGAATGTATCTGCAATCCTTTG